TATGGGATATCAGGACTTGCGCCAACTATCTTCAACATCAACACTTTACGCAACAATGTTGATGGAAGAGCGCATGATGCTTATGGCACGCGGAACTGCATCAGGATACTCTGGCGCACTTTCAGCACCTTCATTTACACTTGCTTCACCAGTAGCATCTGGTTCACAGACTGCTCTTGCTAATACAACTTACTATGTGAACGTGACTGCTGATGCTGGTGTTTCTTCATCAGGTTTTGGTGAGTCAATTCTTGGTACAGAAGCAAACACAGCAGTAGCCTCAGGCGATGTTCTTACAATTACAGTAGGAACTGCAGTTGCTGGTGCTCTTGGTTACAACATTTATGTTGGAACTGCAACAGGCGCAGCAAACTTGAAGTATCAAGGAACTCTAAAGGGAACTGGTACTTTCACAATTCAAGGTGCTGGCGCATTAGTTACAGGTAACAACGCCGCATTTACAACAACAGGCGCAGCCGCATCACGCGCTTCTGCCGATACTTCTGCATATGCAACAGGTTACGATGGAATTCTTCCAACAGTACTTGGTTCAAATAGCGGAAAGAACAACCAAATCAACTCAACATTCTCAACATCAAATCCTGGTGTTGAATACCAGAATGTTTTCTCTTCACTTTACGATTCAGTAAAGGCTGACCCAGACGAGATTTTCCTTAACGGTTCAGACCGCAAGCAACTCTCAGATGCAATTAAGAACGGTTCAACTGCAAACTACCGTCTAAATCTCTCACAAAATGAAGTTGGAGATTATGTTGGTGGCGCAGTTATCGGTGGACTACACAACGAAATCACAGGCAAGTTGGTACCACTTACTGTTCACCCTTGGTTGCCACAAGGCGTAAGCCCTGTGCTTTCATACACACTTCCAATTCCAGACACAGAGGTTTCCGATGTATGGGCAAACTTTATGGTTCAGGATTATATGGGCATTCAATGGCCAGTAACCCAGTTCGCATATGAGTTCTCAACATACTTCCGTGGAACATTCTTCTGCACCGCTCCTGCTTGGAACGGCGCAGTTTCAGGAATTGTAAACGCGTAGTAATTAACAGAAAGGGGGTGCGGTGTAAAAGCCGCACTCCCTATCTTTAGGGGGGAAACAAATGGCAAAATTAATAGCATCAGACAAAGGGTTACGCGGAATTGATGTAGGCACAAAAAACGGACAAAAAATAAAATTAAATCCAAACAAACAAGGCGTTTTTGAAGTTAATAATCCTAAACTTGCTAACCAATTAAAAAAAGAAGGTTTTTTTGAAGCGTCGCTAATGGGACCAACAACAAATAATGAAAATGTTGGCTATAATTGTACGCAGTGCGGTTTTGGAAGTTGGTTTCGTAAGTGTTCTCGTTGTGGACACGAAACATTCGCAGAAAGAGATGGGGAATAACAAATGGCAGTAGGTATTACACCAGACACAACAGATGAAAGTGCCTACATAACCATTGCTGAATATAAGAACGCACCCACATCTATTGACTTTGATAATCTTGTTGTAGGCGGTAACGCACAAGCGCAAGATGCAGAATTAGCAAATGTAATTATGCGTGCATCTTCTTATATGGACCAACATTTTAATCAAAATTTATCTGCACAAACATACACAGAAACTCAACGCACTCGTATGACAAGCGAAGGTTACATAGCGTTACACCCAAACAATGCACCTGTTATTCAATTATCAGATTTTCAATATGGTGGAACACCACTTGGCTTAATGACTTTGCCAGATTGTTCTAAAACTTGGTTTGAAAACCAACAAATTATTATTCCGTTATCACAATTATCAACTTCATATTCAAGTCAAGGACCACTATCATTTGGCGGTGCAATTCCACGCCAACAAATCTTTACAAAATATACTTATGTGGCAGGTTATGTAAATACAAAAATTGTAACGGCTACCGCAACTCAAACCACACTAACTGTTAAATCTGGTGCTGGGATTATTGCTGGTCAAATCTTGCATATCTATGATGGCGCATTAAGTGAAGATGTAACAGTTGCTTCTACTTACACAAATGGTTCAACCACAGTACCGCTTACAACTGCTCTAGTTTCAACACACGCCGCAGGAGTGGCAATCGGTAATTTACCTACCACAATTAAACAGGCTTGTATTCTTATCACAACAGCATTTATTAAAATGCGCGGAGATAACTCTATGACTATGAACATTACAACAAGTGCTAATGCAGGTATTGATGGCGCACAACGCTTTGGTGGGGATATGGCTACTGCGCTTGAAATGATTAAACTTTACCGCAGGGTCAGATAATGGCAGGGCGCACAGGGGTACGAAGCACGCTTCATACATTTTTAACCACACCTGCTATAACAAATGTAAATCAGGTACTTACATCTTTTCCTAAGCGTATAAACTTTCAAGAAGGTAGTACCGCAGGTCAATTAAGCCGTGCGGCATTAGTTATTTTTATTCAATCAGAAACAGAAACACGCTTGGCAATAGGCGGTGCAACTAACGGTTGGAAGCGTGTAGATTATGGCGTTGTAATACAAATTTATCATCACTCTTTGCAACGCGATAGTAGAGATGCGATGACAGATTTTGATACAATGGTTGATGCTATTAAGACAAGATTACGGTCTGACCATAGATTTGGTGATACTACTGGCACTTTAGTGTGGCAGGGAGCAGAACCTATAATCAATGCGTCTTATGGCGAACCATCAACAACTAATGAAGGTGCAACGGAAACATACGCTGAACTTCAGTTTGATGTTACCGAAATGATACAAGCATAGGAGAACCGATGAAATACAAATACATAGGAACAGATGAGCGCGTGTTCCCTTCGCTTGGAGTTGTTGTCAATTCTGGCGATGAATTTGATGCGCCAGACAACTTTTCTGCACCAGATTGCGTTCCATCTAGTGGAGTAAAAGCATTTCCAAAACCAACACCATCAACCGAGACAAAAAAGCAGGAGAGTGAATAATGGCCGTACAAGCCTCCGTCCGTTCCTATGTGGGTATAGCCAAAGAAGCCACTAGAGGAACAGCAGTAGCACCAACAGATTTTATACCTGTTGCTAAAGACAGTTTGGCACCAGTAGATGTAATTGACCCGTTATACGACACAGGACTTCGCGGTTCTAATGTTGTTAATTACAATTACATTCCTGGTCGCAAGCGTTCAACATTTGATTTTGGTGGCGCAGTATTTGCCGATGCCATCGGATATCCATTAGCAGGTATTTTGGGTGCAGTAAGCACATCTGGCGCATCAGCACCATATACACACACAATTTCGCTAGAAAATAGCCTTACTTCAAATGTTGATGTTCAACCAACTTCTTACACATTAACCGATTTTTATGCGGCAAATGTTCGCCGTTTTCCGGGCTGCCAATTCAGCGATTTCTCATTAAAGTTTAACGCTGATGGTATGTTGGAATACGATGCTAAGACAACAGGTTGGTCATCAAGCACAACAACAGACCCAACACCAACATTTAGCACAGTATTGCCTACACCAGTTTGGCAAGGAACAGTTTCTATTGGCGGTTCATCAGTATCTACCGCAATGGAAGGTTCTATTGAAATGAAGCGTGCCGTAACACCTATTTATGGCATCTCACAAACACAAGACCCATATCAAGTATTTCTTGGTGGTCTTGAAGTAACTGGCACAATTAAGTTTGTAATGGAAACAGATGCAGAATTAACACGCTACATTACAAATACACAACCAGCAATTATCCTTAACTGGGCATATGGCACTGGTTCAGCCGCTATACAAATTCAAGCAACTCTTACTAAGGGTGCTTATACTGCGGCAGCAATTAGCCGTGGTGATGATTATGTATCAGTAACCATTAACTTAAATGCACAATCAAACACAACAGATGCTGGTGCATCTGGTGGTTATGCGCCTATTAAGTGGGTACTACAAAACGCAAAGGCTTCTGGAACTTACGCATAAGTTTCAGAACAGAAGTGCTAGGGGGTCGGTTGAAGCAGTCGCCTTCCCTGCTCCCACCCCCTAGCACCTTTTACAAAACTCGGAAGGCATTAACTCCTATTGGAAGGAAACAAAATGGCAAGCAAGACAGTAACGCTACCAGTTAGCAAAGCACAAGTTGTTTTAAAAGATGCATCAACCCTTAAAGTAAAAGACCGCAAGAAAGTATTTTTAAATGCCGCAAAAGCAGATGAAGGTATTATGCAAGCGTTATCTCTTACTGATGGTCTTTTGGCAATTATTATTGAAAGTTGGGATTTAGATTTGCCTATTCCATCAATTCGCATCAATTCTCTTGATGAAATGGAAATGGCAGATTACGATTTCTTAACAGAAGAAACAAAAGATGTTCAAAAGATGTTGTTCCCTGCACTTAATCAAACAGATGCCACAGAAAAGGACGCTGAAAGCCCTTTCGGCAACTCCAACGATTAAAATGGGTACTTGAAGGTGGAGAAAGGCACGAAGCCTTTACCTACCCAGATGAGCAGTTTGTTTATTATGTGTGCGCCAAAGAATTTGGCTGGACACCGCTAGAAACTGATGAACAACCTGCTTATTTGGTAGATTGGATAATTGGTATTGCTGGAATAGTGAAAGAAGTTGAAAATGATAGTAACAAATCTCAATAGTGTGAGAAAAGGACTTACTAAAGCAACTTCTAATCTTGACCAAAGCGTTATGCGTTTGCGCGATGAAATGATGGTTGCACTTATTCAATTATCAAAAGAAGAAATTCAAGGTCGCAGACCAGAAGGTCAAAAAGCAACTGCTGGTGAACCACCAATGAACCGCACAGGTAATCTGCGCCGTTCTATTAGAGGAGAAAAATTCAAATCTGGTTTTGCCAAATATGAGGCAATTGTTGGACCTACAATTGTTTATGGTAGAACGGTAGAATTAGGCGGTACATTTGCACCTAAGTCTTGGATTGGAACTTCTGCTATGAAAGGTTTCCCATATATGCAACCTGCATTTAAGAAGTTCAAAACAAAAGTACCTGCTATGGTTTCAAAGCATCTTAAAGTTGGTGGCAAATAATGGCATCATTTTTACCACCAGCAATATTTGAAATTAAAGCCATTGCCGACCAAGCAATTGCAGAGTTTAAAAAGGTTAATGGCGAATTAGAAAAAATGGAAGGCAAAGCCGAAAAGGCTGGCGCAAGCGTATCTAAAATTGATAGCGCAAGCCGTATTGCTACTGCTGGTGTATTAGCGGTAGGTGCGGCATTTGCTGGTTTTGCCGCTATTGGTATTAAAGAAGCAATGGAAGCCGAAACAGTATTAACTAAATTAGGCACAACAATGACTGCTCTTGGTATAAATACACAAGAAAACAGAGATAAGTTTTCAGCACTTGCAGATAGTTATGTAGAACTAGGTTTTGCTGATGATGAAGCCGCCGCAGGTATGGAAATTTTGTTACGTAAAACTGGTGATGTTACAAAATCTACAGAGTTATTAGCGTTATCTGCTGACTTGGCACGTGTAAAAGGCATAAGTTTATCAACTTCTGCAAATATGATGTCTAAAGCATTAAGTGGTAATGCAAAAGTATTTCGTGAAATGGGTATTACTCTTGACGAAACTTTGCCTAAATCAGAAGCGGTTAAAAAAGGACTTGATGAATTAAATCAAAAAATAGGTAAACAGGCAGAAAATGCTACAAAAACATTTGCCGTGCAATTACAAATTCTTAAAGAAAAATTTAACAATGTTGCAGAAAGTCTTGGCGGAACACTTATCCCAATACTACAAAAATTCATAACATTTGTAGGTGATGCAATCAATTTTGTTAAAAAATATAGTGGAGCATTTCAGTTATTAGCAACTGTAATTGCTGGTGTAACTCTTGCGCTTGTTGCTTATAATTTAACTGTAAAAACTGTAACTATTGCAACTAAAGCGTGGGCTGTAATTACAGGCGTTATATCTATTGCAACAAAATTACTTACAGGGCAACAAATAGCACTAAATACCGCTATGAAAGCCAACCCGATTGGTTTGGTAATTGCTGGTTTAACGCTTTTGGGAGTCGCAGTTGTTTATCTTTGGAATAAATTTGATTGGTTCCGCAAAGGCGTTGTAAAGGTTTTTCAAATTGTAGTTAATGGCGTTGGTTATTTAATTGGTTTTCTCGGTACATTACTTACTGTTGCATCTAAAATTCCGGGCATTGGTGATAAGTTTAAAGGTGCGGCAGAAGCCGTTAATAAAACCGCAGATAAAGTGCGACAATTTAGCGATGGTTTAAATAAACTTGCAGATAAGAAAGTAAAAGTGGGTGTTGAACTTAACGCACCTTCTATTGGTGATTTTGGCAATTCTGACGCTATTTCTGGAACAAAAAAGGGTAAAGGTTTAGACCCTAAAGTTGCAGAAGCAAATAAAAAATATATAGAAGTTGTAAAAGATTTACAGGATAAAGTACGTAGCGCAACAGAAAAAGCAAACGAAAAACTTGCTGAACTTGCCGCCGATTACGCAGATAAAGTTGCAGAATTACAATCTGACGCATCAGACAAAATTGCTCGCTTAATGCGTGATGCCGATGAAAAACGGCTAAAGGCTAAAGTTGATATGGACAAAAAGATTGTAGATGCGCAAAAACGTTTCAATGACACTATGGCTGACCTAAACAAAAAGTTAGCGAAAGACCAAGCAAAACTTGAAGAAGATAACGCTAAAGCAATTCAAAATATTAAGAAAGAAAATGCAGATAAGTTACAAAGCATTGTT